GTAATCTAGTTCAAGCCGTTAATCCCAAGTTCCTACCTTTCTTTTAACCCCGAGTAAAAAGGTCTGTCAAAAACTAAAAATAAATTCTTCAAATAATAATCTAAAAATAAAAAATAAAAAATAAACGGGTTAAGTAAAAAGATAAAAAATTGATTTTAGATAGTAAAGCTTCAAGTAATTTACAAATAGAAATGAATACTACTACTACTACTAAGTCTAATAAGTCTAAGTCTAATAAGTCTAAGTCTAAACCAATACTTGTTGAAGACGATGAGAAAATACAAAACGAAGTTATTATTACTCCACAATTAGAAATCAATAAAATACACAATGAAGATTGTATAACGGGTATGAAAAAGATTGCGAGTGAAAGCGTTGATATTGTTATTTGCGATCCGCCATATAATATTGGCAAGGACTTTGGCAACAACAGTGACAAACAGAAAATGGATGAATATTTATTATGGTGTGATGAATGGATTAAAGAATGTTTGCGGATATTAAAACCAAATGGAACAATGTATATTTATGGTTTCAGTGAAATCCTAGCATTTATAAGGACACGTATTTATTGTAATGTTAGATGGCTTATTTGGCATTATACAAATAAAGTGACGCCATCACTCAACTTTTGGCAACGAACACACGAAAGCATATTATGCTGCTATAAAAATAAACCAATATTTAATCGTGATGATGTTAGAGAGCCTTATACTGAAACATTTTTGAAAAATGCGGCAGGAAAGGTAAGAAAAGCAACCAAAGGCCGTTTTAGTAATGGCGAAAAAGAGACAACATATACTGCGCACGAAGGTGGTGCTTTGCCACGAGATGTAATTAAAGTACCTGCCCTAGCTGGCGGCGCGGGCAAAAAAGAACGAGTTGATCACCCAACACAAAAGCCACTATCTTTATGCGAGACACTTTTGAAGGCGGCAAAAAATAAGGAGAGTGAAACACTTGTAGTCGTTCCATTTGCGGGTTCGGGTTCCGAGTGCGTAGCAGCAAAAAAAGAATTAATTAATTTTATAGGTTTTGAAATAAATACGCAATATATAGATATATGTAATATACGATTGTCTAAAGAAGATGACTTGGAAGATATTTAAACCTTTGAAAACATTTCATAGACTTGTAAATAATTTAATTTGGGTTTTTTACTAACAGTACAGCTGCCTACAATAAAGCTCTTCAACTCTTCCGTGACTGAAACGGTCAGCCATAATTGCGATGACATACTGAATGTAATGGTCATTTTTGATCCGTTAATTTCATTGGTTTTCCAACCAATTTGATCCCCAGTTTTTTTACCACGTTGGCCATACATCGGCTCCCACGCATACGAGCTGGGACTGAGCGCAGGATAATCAGCAGGAATTAGATACCAGTCATAGTAAATTTCATCCTCATTTTCCTCCCTGACGATAAATGAATAATAGTCGTAATTTTTTCTTGAATTTATTTCCTCAACAATTGACTCTACATTTCCACAGTCCTTGTCGGAACAAACTGTCGTCAAACGATACGAGCTGATCGCAAACTCAGTTCTTTTTTTTGAATATTTTGCGGATTTGTTAGATAGACCACCGAGGGCGCATAAAATATCTTGTCCAGGTGAATGAGATCCGCTGCTAGTTTTTTGAACAGGGCAACCACTTAGCTCCAAAACTTGACAGTTAATTGCCTCCCAAACGGTTTCATTAACGGGCTCGGTATTGATAAAGTGATAACCAGTGACACACTTGGTAAAGTTATTGGAGAATTGAGTGTTATTTATAGATGACATTTTGTGATTAATCGTAAGGGTTGTATAATATTTATAATTAAGTTTTTAATATTTACAAACCAAATCAATTTTTTATTGCCATAGTAAAAGCTATAAATAAAAAATTGATTTATTAAAATAATTTAAAGAGTTGGGTATAAATATCATATACTTATTCTAAAGAATGGACCTCAAACAAGTTAAATTATCTAAATCTGAGTGGGAATCTATTGAGATCCCTGTTTCCGATAAGGAAAAGGAAGTGCTGTCATTAATAACAAAGGGTTATAGTGACGTAAATATCAAGATTAATAGAACAGATTCTCTCTTTACGTATTTAAAGATAGAATTCATTAGTGAAATAGAGGAGTTTCTATTTTGTAAATATTTTGGTGATAAAATCAAAGACCTTATAAAAAAATATAATATCACTTGTATAAAGTTTGAAAAAGCAAAGGGAAATAAACAAAAAAAACACAAGATATTAGGAGTAGAAAGAGTAGGAGGAGAAGGAGCACCAGTAGAAGAACCTGAAACAAATGACGGCATTTGCTATATTGAATTGAATGCTAATATTAAGTTAAAAAGTAGGGACCAGATTCGTTTAAATCGTATGGAAACAATTAATCCAGAGACAACCGAGATATATGAGTTTGTATTATATAGTCATTTTGAAAAGATGGTAACAGAGCATTTCAAACAAATTAAGCATTGGATGTTTCATTACTATACCCTTAAAAAGTTAATGGTTAACAATGTTGATAAAATTAACAACTACTTGAAGAATTGTATAGTAGCAGTGCTCAATTTGTTTGAAAGTGAAGTTGACCTAGGTTTCATTGTAGACAATTCAGTAGAATTTATTGAGAAAAATTCGCATCTATTAAAATATAGTGATATGACTTTATACGAGCATCAAAAAGAAGTGTTTACCGCAGCCAAAGGAGTGAGTTCAAAACTGATCTTGTATATTGCTCCTACTGGTACAGGCAAAACAATGACACCTCTTGGCCTTTCCGAAGAAAATCGCGTTATATTTGTTTGCGCTGCTAGACACGTCGGTCTACAATTGGCGCGTGCTGCGATTTCTTGCGGAAAGAAGATAGCGTTTGCGTTTGGTTGCTCTAGTGCACAGGACGTGCGTCTACACTACTTTGCCGCCGCGGATTACACAATTAATAAACGCAGTGGTGGTATTGGTAAGGTTGATAATAGCAATGGCCGAAAGGTTGAAATTATTATTTGTGACATTCGTTCTTACTTACCAGCAATGTATTATATGTTGGCATTTAATTCGGCAAGAAACATTGTAGTTCAATGGGATGAACCAACTATTACAATGGATTACCAATCCCATAATCTACACTCGGTTATAAAGAGAAATTGGCAGGAAAATCTCATTCCAAATATGATTTTGTCATCGGCAACTTTGCCAAAAGAACATGAGTTGACACAAACAATTGATGATTTCAGAGCCAAATTTACCAAACCTAGATGTGATCCGCCTAGAATAATTAATATTGTTAGCCACGATTGTAAGAAATCTATCCCAATTTTAAATAACAATGGTTTCGTTGTAATGCCTCATTACGTGTGTGGAGCAGACTACAATGATGTTATTAAGGTCTCTGAACACTGTGATGAAAATTTGACTCTACTTAGATATTTTGATCTCAAGGAAGCATCCGATTTTATAATGTACGCTGAAAGAAATGATTTCACCAAGTCGTCTGCTAAATTTGTTAGGAATTTTGCGAGCGTGGATGACATTACAATGATGAGCATCAAGCTACACTATTTAAAGGTTTTAAAAAGTATTAAATCACCTGAAATTTGGTCTCAAATCTATCAACACTTTATGGAAAACAGATGTAAGCGAATTGTATCAAATAGTGGGATTGACGCTGCTGGCAATAAGCTGTCCAAATCTGTCAGTGTTGGTCCTGGAGCAACATACAGGACTGGGACCGTGTCAATTAATAATAAAATAGGTGGCACTCCTTTATCTAGATTAGCAAGTCAACAAGATACCATTCTTGCTCTGCCAAGATTAGAACCCAACGGCAGTTGTGCAATATATGTTACAACAAAAGATTCATATACATTAACCGACGGGCCAACTATCTTCTTAGCAAATGACGTCCAAAAGGTTGCTAAATTCTGTATCCAACAAGCAAACATTCCAGCGGTTATTATGAAAGATATTACAGATAAGATTGAATTCAATAATGCGATCAATGAAAAAATTTCAGAGCTTGAGCATACTCTCGCATTTGAAGAGGAGAAGCTTACTAACAAATTATTAGGATCCACTGGTACTTCATCAAAAACCAAGGAAAAAAAGAGTAAAATGAAGATTGCGTCCAAAATGATTGACCGATCTCTTGTAGCAGACGAGAACCCATCAATTGACAAGATGCGTACCATAATAGAAGAACTAAAGGGAATGGTTAAGAGCGCATCACTAAATGACTTGTTTATCCCAAATAAGCTAGCACACCTTGAAAAATGGGCGGTTGACCACAATACCAAACAATCATTTACTAGCAATATTGATGAGCAATCAATTACATCTATTATGTTGTTAAAGGATGTTGAAGACAGTTGGAAGGTTCTCTTATTATTAGGAATTGGTGTCTTTACTGAGCACAAGAGCATTGCGTATACAGAAATTATGAAAAAATTGGCTGACAAACAATTACTCTATTTGATCATTGCTGATAGTGACTACATTTATGGTACCAATTATCAGTTCTGTCACGGATATTTAAGCAAGGATTTGAATATGTCGCAGGAGAAGATTATTCAAGCGCTTGGCAGAATTGGTCGTAATAATATTCAGCAAGAATATAGCGCGCGTTTCAGAGATGACGATCAAATCAAAACGTTGTTTACCAAGTTTAGATCTGAAGAGAAGCCCGAAGTACTAAATATGAATATTCTGTTTAATTCAGGAAATATTAGATGGAACGGAACTGATTATGTAGAAGTTATTGAGGAAGAACTCAACCAAACAGCGGTTGAATTTGAAGACGACGCAAGCGATTCGGACGACGACATAAGCGAAAATGAAATAGTAGTAGGAGAGCAATCAGTTGATAAATAAATTAATAATTTAATAAATTTATAAGTAGTAAATTTTGTTTTATAATATATAAATTATATTATAAAATGAAGTGCTGTTTTTGCGGTCCTGTTAAAAATTGTGCTCCATTTTTAGATAAGATTTTTCAAAATATTGAAAAACTAGGGACCATATTTGATGACTATAAGATCATTATTTACTATGACCAATCAACTGATAATACGTTACAAAAATTGAAAGAATACAAAAAAAAGAATAATCGTTTGGAATTTTTTGTTGGTCTAAAACCAGTTTCCATATATAGAACGCACCGAATTGCGCATGCTCGTAATGTTTGTTTAAAATATGTAAAGGAAAATTGCGATATCAATGAATACCTCTTTTTTATTATGATGGATTTTGATGATGTGAATCATAAAGAGGTGCGACCAGAAATACTAAAGAGATACTTAACAAGAGATGACTGGGACGGATTGTCATTTAACAGTACTCCAAAATATTATGACATATGGGGTCTTTCTATTTATCCTTACTGTTTTAGCTATAATCATTTTAAAAATAGTCAAACACATAATTATGCTTCTATTCAAAACTATATAACTAACAAATTAAGCAATTTAAAAAAAGGTGAACTATTAAAATGTATATCATCATTTAATGGTTTTTCTATTTACAGAACTTGTAAGTTTTTAAATACAATTTATGATGGTAGAGTTCGGGCAGATTTACTACCAATTAATTTATTACTTGCTCACGCAACGGCTGCTGGGTCTAATTTACAATTTCCAGATTTAAACCATGTTAAGGCATATGCTGAAGATTGTGAACACAGGGCATTTCATATACAAGCTTTTAAAAATTCAGGCGCAAAAATAATGATAACAAATGATGTTTTATTTGAGTGAATATATTTACATGAATATATTTGAGTGAATATATTTGCGCAAATATATAATTATTATTATACCATATAATTATATGTTAACAAGGATAGCAAATAAACGAAAACGTCAACAAATAGAAACAAGAATAATAAACGTTTTTAAACAAGTGCCTTATAAGGGATTTAAGTCATTTTATAATAGCATTATTCCTTTAAAAATATATCAAACGTGGAATACAAAGGATTTACCACAAAAAATGAGGGAACGAGTAGACAGCTTAAAAGCACAAAATCCCAGGTTTGAACATTTTTTATTTGATGATAATGATTGTCGTGGATTTATACAAACAAATTTTGAAGCTTATGTGTTAGATGCGTATGATCGGTTAATACCAGGAGCATATAAAGCAGACTTATGGAGATTATGTGTTCTTTATAAGAATGGTGGAATTTATATAGATATTAAATTAAACTGTGTAAATGGATTTAAGTTAATAGAACTGACTGAAAAAGAACATTATGTTCTAGATAGATTACCACCATTGTCAATTTATAACGCATTTATGGTATGTAAAGCTGGCAATCCATTTTTATGGAAAGCAATTTGTAGGATTGTTATGAATGTTCAAAATAAATTTTATGGTAGTTCGCCTTTAAGTCCCACTGGACCTAAGTTATTAGGCGATATTATTTTAAGAAATAATATTAAACTTAACATTGATTTAATCCATCATGAACACGGTGGATATATAACATATAAAAATTATTTTGTAATATCTACAGAATATCCTGAATACAATTCTGAACGCGCATCAGCATATAATAGCATCAACTCTAATATTAAAAGATATGACCAAATGTGGAAAGAACGACGAATTTATAAATAAATTTGTCTTTGTTTCCATAGTTCACCGTAGTGTTTTTTTTCTGAATATTTACTTCTCTCATTATGGTATCCTGAATAACATTTAATAATATCCATACCATTATATGAAATAAATTTTTTACTATCTTCTGTTCCAGAGTTTCTTAATCCGTGTTTCATATCTAATGCCATTTTTTCTTGGTGTGTAAAATACTTACTCAATAGCTTTGGACCCGTTGGTTCTAAAAATGAATTACCATAAAATTTATTTTTTACATTTTCTACAATTTGATTTATTGTTTTTAATAGTTTTTCATTTCCTGCTTTACAAACCATAAATGCGTTATATATTCCATCATTATCACAATCTAACACAAAATGTTCTTTGGTTAAAAGATTAATAAATTTAAAGTTATTATCTGATACATATTTAATATCTATATAAATTCCACCATATTTATATAAAATACAATATCTCCACAAATCTGCTTTATATGCGCCGGGTATTAATTGGTCATAAGCATTTAAAACTTGTGTATCAAAATTTTTGCTTATAAATAATCTACAATCACTATCACTGAACAAATAATAATTAAAACGTGGATTCTGTCTTTTAATTGTTTTTATTGCGTTAAACATTTGTAGTGGTAATTTATGTGTTTGCCAAGTTTGAAAAATATTTGCTGGAATTTGTATATCTAATGACATTATAATATATAATACACAAAATATAATATTGTATATTACACAAAACTTTTACTAATATTCATTTAATAAAATTTAAAGGTTATTTGTTATTATATTATAATACAATGTCGCAAGATACTAACACTAACAATCTTATAGAAGAGAATCAAGGATTACACAGAATGTTGTCCGAGAAAGATTATCAGCTTATTAATATTAATAGTAAGTTGCTTAATATGGAAGATCAGATGAAAAAATTAATTGAACAGAATAACAATATGGAATCGCAAATGTCCCGACTAATGTCATATTTGGTATCGTTTGCTGTAGATGTTAAAGACGACTTGCGTCATATAAGATACAAGTAAACTATTGAATATTATATTGAAGTCCTTCCGTGAAAACGGTATTGTAGTAAAAAAAGAACTGGAAGTATAATATTAATTAGTTCTAATAAAATGTAAATATTTGGTAATTATAGTAGTTTTAATTTACTTCCAATGTCTTTGAAATAAGAGCCATTATATGTTGTGCCTTTAGTGAGTGCTTTTGTTAATGTCTTGTCGCTCATTTGTAATTGTTTAATACAATCATATTTACAAATGAACTCCCTAATTAAATTATTACTTGCGTCATATTGTCCGATGCCATTTTTATATAATATTGGTTCGGTGTGTTTTTGAATAAAAATTTGTGTTAAGAGCTACAATCTAAATAAATATGATTTGGTTGTATTTTTTCTATAATTTCTATAAATATATCACTACTAAGAATAATGCCTCTATTACCGTTTTTATATTCATTAAATGATAGATTTTCATTTTCATTTGTCTTATAAAAATAATCTTCAGTTATTTTTTCAGACAACCACTTTTCAGCTTCTGTAATGGCCTCCCTTTCAGTTTTTTCTATTTCAAAATTTAATGTTTGTTTTATATTACCATATCTTGAAATATTAAATGTAACTGTTTTTACATATTTATTTATATTATCAATTACTGTGTCATATATATAATTAAATATAACATCATTTCCAATAAGACATTCTCCATATTTTTCACGAACCTTTATTTTTAATAACATTATTTGTTCATTAATATCATACTCTTCTGGTAAAACCATTTTTAAATTTAATTTTTTATCTAAATGTATTTTTTCAAATACTAAATGAGGCTTATCCCTTGATATAACCAAGGATACATATTTTGGTAAAGTAGGATCACTTTTTTCAGGATAAATATCATTTTCTAAATCATCAACTATCTTATTTGCTTGTGCTAGTTTTTCTTGTATGGATATACTACTTGACTTACAACCAATCCATATTTTGGCTAATTTGGGGTGTTTTTCAATCTTAAAATATTCTCTCAATCTCTTTTTTTCTTTATCAGCATAATCTTTATAATATACTACATATTTGCGCATCATAGCTTGTGTAATTTCTTCAGGTAAATCTTTCGCATTGTATTTTCTTTCTCTCTTTGTCCCTTCTTTAATACCCTTCGTATTTTGTTCTTGTTCTTCTCTCGTTGCTATTCGTAAATTAGCCATAGTATTATTTAATGGATTTTGGTCAATATGATCAACACTAATATTTTTAGTTCCTTTACCATTTCCATAACAACCAGTAATTATTTGATGGATATATAAATTATTACTTCCCATTATATAACCATTTTGTAATTTAAACCATGTAATTTTTTTGTCATCATTATTTTGACTTTCATAATCTGTTATTTTTT